CCCGGCACGACCGAGGGCGACAAGTGGCTAGAGCAGGCTACGCAAGGCTACCCAGGCGGGACACGCAGCCCGCGCTGGATGAAGGAAATGGAAATAGACTTTGGCGCACTGGGCGGGACCAAGCTCATCCCTGGTTGGGACGAACTGAAGACCAATCAGCGCATTATCATCCCCCCCATTTCACCGATCGGATTCAAGCTCTATGGAAGTTATGACCACGGCTGGAGACACCGAGCCGCTTACCTTGTTCACGGCATTAATTCAGACGGTAAGAAGTTTACCCTATGGGAGTTCTGGGCCGCGCACGTCCCATACCAGTATATTGCTCAAATCATTAAAGGACAAACGACCCGCGTGCCTGCCCAGGGCTGCGCGTGCCATCCAGAAATAAGAACTTTCCCCGGCAACCCATATGCCGGCCAGGAAACCTACAAAATAGCGGACCGTGCCTTGTGGGCCGATGACCAAGCTGCAGGCGACGGCACCATGAAAAGCATGGCCAAGCTCTTTGCGCGTGAAGGCGTGCATTTTATCGCAGCGGAAGCAGGCGGCGACACGACCTTTGCCGAGTGGCTCATGGGCTATTACTGGCGCGACCCGTTCAATCCCCTGTACTCGATTACCACGGCCTGTCCTGGCCTCATCTGGGAAATAGGCCAGCAACGGCACAAAGATGTCAGCGACAAGGTAGCCCTGAACAAGCACAAGCCCGAGGAGTTGGTTGATAAGGACAATGACGCATGGGATGCGTGCAAATACTGGCATCTGCGCTTTCCGCCTAGGCCGATGGAGGCTGAGCTGGCGCAGAAGCCGAACACCTTCAACTGGTGGCGTGAACAGTCCAAGCGAGCGGCCAACGGGGAAGCTCCGCAAACCTACACTATGCAGCGGGAGATGATTGGTGGCTAAACATAGACTCCTCGTTTTTCATGACGGACAGGACATTAGCGATAGCCTGGAACTGAAGAACGGTAAGGGCAATCCGTTCGGTTGGTCGCAACACGAATTGCACTATCAGGGGCATCGCATCGGATGGCTAGAGTCAGGATACCCGGAGAGCTTTGAAGGCGGATATACCTGGAAGATTGAGGATATCAGTGGCTAAAAAGAAAAAGAGTGCTGTGGAAGAGTCAGGCGAGCGCAATGACAGCCAGAAGCAGCTTGAGCGCTGGCAGACCCGCATAGCGACCGCCCGCCGGCTGCGTGAGGACTGGGAGCGCGACCAGAACGTGCTGGAGGCCGAGCAGTATTTCTATGGCGAGCAGAACGCCAGGAGCCGCGGCAGAAACCGCAGTTTCAACCATTTCCGCGCTACAGTCCGCACTCAGAAACCAAACCTGTTTTATAACAATCCAAAATTCTTTGTGCGTCCGATTCAGGGCATGGAAGCGACTGCCGTGTCTCAGAAGGCTGCACAAGGCGAAGCTATCCTGGAGCGTATAGGGTCACAGGACGACAATTTCAAAAACGCTGCGTCTCTCGCCCTGCTCCAGGCCTTTTTCCGTATCGGGGTCATTAAGACCTGTTACGACCCTACGCTAGAGCCGAACCCGCGGGCGGGCGAGCCCATCATGGTCATGCAGGAGGGCATGCTGGCCAAGGATGATATGGGCAATCCCATCCCCATGAAAAACCCACTGACCGGCGAAGCTGTTACCGAGCCTGACATGGTGATGCAAGACGAGGCCTATCGGTATGAGTACGTGGACGCCCGCACCATGCTCTTGCCGGATGCTGGACCAGACCAGAAGAAATGGCCCTGGATCGCTGAGGAAGTGACCGTTTCCCTGGATGACGCCAAGGAAGATGAGCGCTTCCCTAAGGAACGGCGCACGCTCCTCAAATCCAACGCCACATCCAAGACCACGGACAGCGGCAAGAAACGCAAGACCGAGCCGGAAGGCGACGAGCTGTTTAAGTATATCGAGATTTACGACCTTCGCAAAAAAGAACAGATTATCTATGCGGACGGCCAGGACTTTGACGATTTCCTAGTGAAGCAACCCCTGCCCCGCGGCATCGAGGATCACCCCTACAGCATCCTGAACTTGGGAGACCCCATCCTTTCGCCCGATCCTTCGCCATGGCCCTGCCCGAAGACGAAAAGCTGGGTACCCCTCCAGGATTCTTACAACCTGCTCAGGAAGATGATTGACGAGGGCGCGAAACGCTCAGCCCGCAAAATCATGTATTCAGAAGACACCTTTGCCGGCGCAGAGGAAATGGCCAAGTTCGGGAGCTCCGACGATATGACCGGCGTAAAGCTGAATGACGTAGCCCGCCCGCCAGTGCCATGGATGGATCCACCCCTAGCGCCTGACCTGTACAAGGCCTGCCAGCTCCTGCAAATGGACTGGCGCATCGTCACTGGCACCTCTGGGGCCAGGGCCGGCAGCGAGGAAGGCGCAAGCGCAACCGAAAGCAGCTTCGTGGAACGGGCGGCCAACCTGCGCGACAAAGACGAGCAGGGCAGCGTGAATGATTGGCTGTCAGAGGCTGGACAGAAGATGTTTCAGCTGGTCAAGGACACGCTCACACTCGATATGTGGATCAAGCTTAGGGACTTCAAAGCGCCCGAGATTATTCCAGCTGTGGCGCAGGTCCTGGGCATGGACCCGGCCCAGCTCGGCGTCATGCTGGAGCTCATGCCAGAGGTGAAAAAGCAACTTGAAGAACAGTACGGCAAGGAACGATGGGACCGCGTGACCCGCGAGGATTTGACCTTTGAGGCGGATGTGACCGTGGTGCCTGGCTCCAGCCGTCCTGTGAACCTGGACGCGGAAAAGTCGTCGGCCATGGAATTCATGACCACGATTGGGACCGCGCCCCAGCTTCTACTCTCGCCAGAATTGTTGACCTGGATAGGCGAGAAGTTTGACCCAGCCATACCGAAAAACGTGCTCATGAGCCTGAACCAACTGGCCATGGCCATGATGGGGGCGACCCAGGCCCAGGCCGGCCATGCGCCTGGCAGTGACAAGGGCGGGCCAAACCCAGGAGCTGGCACAGGCAAAACCGCGGGCAATCCTGCCAAGGGACCGCAACTACAGGGGGTGATTGGTGGCCTTACCCGTTAATCCGATTGAATTGACAGACGGCCAGAGTTTTACCAGCAACTGCCGCGTGATGGCCCTGGTCTGGACCGGCTCCACCACGGCAGGGGATACCTGCCTGGTCCAAAAGCTTGGCGGGTCAACGCCCACGGTCTGGCGCGCGCGTACTGATAGCACAAACACGTACTTGGGCCTGGCCCCCACGCATTATGGCATCCATTGCCCGGACGGATTCAGCGTCACGGTCTCAGCCGGAACCGTCCTAGTCTACCTGAGGGAAGAATAGTGGGGCACGACGCTAACTATATTGAAGAGCGCGTACTCCAGCCATTGCAGCGGGCCGTGGCGGTCATGCGCGAGGCGGAAGGGCTAGAGATCACGATTAAGCAGCGGCAGGCGACGGTCCAGGACTTAATCAGGGGAGAGGAAGGGCTGAAGCGGAAAGCGGCAGAGTGGCAGGCCGTGATTAAGACCGCACAGGTGCAGGCCACTGAGCAGCGCCAGGAACTACAGGGGCAGTTACGGGCCGATCGGCAGTTACGGGAGGCCGAACGTAAGCAATTTCAGCAGGAGCGCGAGCAGCTCCAGGAACAGCAACGAACCGAACAGGCCAGGCTGGCCGATGTGCAGCGCGAGCGGCATGCGGCGGAAGAGGAACTGGCCTCCATCAAGCGCGACATTGCCGGGCGCTTACAAGCACTGAAAGGGGTGGCAAGCTAATGGCCGGGTTTAATTCCACAATCGCGAACAATGTCAATTTTCAACTTGGTACGCATGAGTTCGGCCCATTCCTCATCGATAACGATGTGAAAACGATCAAGATTGCGTTCACTCGCGATCAGTGGACGAACACAAATGCCCGCCTGGATGTGGTGGTCGAGGTGTCTTACGAGAATGAACCGTTCCGCGAAATGATGGGATTTACAGCTTTTGGTGGGCCGCCGTTTCCAGCACCCAAACCGAACGTGGTATCTCAAAGCGTAACATTCACGGAAGGCCGTACACAGCGCAGGGTGCAGGGACGGTATTCAGTCTCAGGAGCGCGGTTCCGTTCAACCGTTACGATTGCAGCCGTGGTGTAAATGGCCTTTTCTGAAGTTGCCAGCCGGAAAGCTACCGCAGAGTTCTCGGGGACCTCAACCGGGTCTGTCGCCTTTGCCGGGAACGTCACAGCTGGCAATTTGTTGGTTTGTGTGGGGAACGTCTGGAATGACCCGCAGTCTACATCCATTGGTGTAGCGGGGAGTCTCCATACAACCGGGTGGACGGTTTATACCGTCAATATCGGGACGCCTGCGACGGCCTGGGTCGCGTGGAAAGTGGCGACTTCTAGCGGGGCCGAAACCGTCACGGTTGATCCAAGCGGGTCGCAGGCTTGGGGGTCGATCTCAGTAGATGAGTTTACGTCTGGCGGTACGATTTCACTGGATACCGACCACGGTTCGCAGACAGGGAGCCCAACATCGACCCCGACGAAAAACTTCACCACGACCTCCGCGACGGGTTTAATCGTTGGTGTCGTGGGTACAGATGGCGCGGACTACCCGAATCCAGTCGCGCATTCGGTTGGCACCGGCATGACCCAATTCGGGGAAGTCGAAGCGACAGACAACGCCACGCATAACGGGGCGTATCAAGTCACGAGCGCAGCGACAAACTATAGCTGGGTATGGACGTTAGGCTCTTCGCAAGTGTACGGCATTTATATTGCCTCGTTTAAGGAAACGGCAGGCGGCAGCGATCCTGAAGGGTTGTTATTCGGCGGCGGCAAACTGATCGGCGGCGGGTTCCTGCGGAGAGGAGTCTTAATCGGATGAGTCACCCTATCTACTACGTACCGGCTGGCGATGTCCTGCCCATTTTCTTTTCCACGTATGACGGCGGCACAGGGGCATCCCTGACCATGAGCGGCTTGGCCGTGACGGACGTTGAAATTTACAAGGACGGCAGTACCACGCAGCGGGCCAGCGATGCAGGCTTTACGCTCCTGGACACGGACGGTATCGACTTTGACGGCGTGACCGGAATTCACGGCTTTTCGATCGATACCGGAGACAATACAGACGCGAGCTTTTACACGGTAGGGGCCTGGTTCACGGTCGTGGTGTCATCCGTCACGGTGGACGCGCAGACTGTCAATTTTATCGCGGCCCAGTTTCGGATTATGCCGGCCGAGAGTTCGGCGGGTGTGCCAAAGGTGGATCTCTCGCACGTCGGAGGCGCCACGACGAACGTGTCCGCGTTGGCGACCAACGTCGACGCGATTCTGACCGACACCGGAACGACCCTCGATACCAAGATCAACACGATCGATGACTTTCTCGACACCGAAATCGCGGCGATCAAGGCGAAGACCGACAACCTCCCGGCCGCCCCGGCCGCGACAGGCGACATTCCCACGGCGGCCGCAATCGCCGACGCGGTATGGGACGAAGCGACCGCGGGGCATACGACGGCGGGGAGTACCGGAAAGGCCCTCACGGATGCGGGTTCAGCGGGCGACCCCTGGAGTACGGCGCTCCCTGGCGCGTATGGGGCCGGGACGGCGGGGAAAATCGTCGGCGACAACATCAACGCGACGATTAGCAGCCGCGCCTCACAAACCTCAGTGGATACAGTGGATGATTTTCTCGACACCGAAATCGCGGCGATCAAAGCCAAAACGGACAACCTTCCCGCAGCGCCCGCGGCAACCGGAGATATTCCGACCGCCGCCGCGATTGCTGACGCGGTGTGGGATGAGGCCACGCTAGGGCATACGACCAGCGGCACATTCGGGGAGCAGCTAAAGACGGACGTGGACGCCATTCTGGTGGATACCGATGTCATCGGCGCGACGGGCGGCGGGCTCACGTCTCTTGCGACTCAAGCCAGCGTGAATACCATAGATGATTTGCTCGATACTGAAGTGGCTGCAATCAAGACCGTTGTAGACTCCATCCTGGTAGATACGGCAGAAATCGGCGCAGCCGGGGCTGGATTGACCGCCGTTCCATGGAATGCAGCCTGGGATGCTGAAGTGCAGTCAGAGGCAACGGACGCGCTCAACGCCTATGACCCGCCGACGAACGCAGAGCTAGCCACAGAAATCAACAGCGTGCAAGCCGATATTGCGGCCCTGAACAATCTGTCTGCGGCCCAGGTCAATGCGGAAGTAGTGGACGCTCTAGCCACAGACACCTATGCCGAACCAGGGCAGGGCGCACCAGCAGCGACGGCTGCACTCTCCACCAAGCTCAACTATCTGTACAAGTCCTGGCGGAACAAAAAGGACAATGACGGCACGACCACGAACCTGTACGCGGACGATGCCACGACCGTGGATCAGAAGCAGTCTACGTCAGAATCTGGCGGAACTGTCACTAAGGGCGAATGGATCACAGGGGCCTAAATGGCGATCACGACAATCAACCAAAAGCTGGCGGTCATGGAGTGGGAGGACTACGCAGAGCCTGCGTTACCGCTCAGTCCTGGCGCACTCGGGCAAGACGATCAACAGCAACTGCTCTGGGGCTATCCTGGCGTGCTGTGGGCTGAGCCTGTAGTGGGCACGGCGACAGCCAGCCGGCTTCTCACTGTACTAGGGGTAGGTGGCTAATGCCGATGTATGAATTTCGATGTCTAAACGGTCATAGCACAGACCTGTACTGTGCCCATTCAGACGACAAGGGCTGCAGGACTGCCTTCTGCGAGACGTGCATGGAAACTATGGGGCCTGTCCTTGCTTTTGGGCAGGGCTTGTGCTTCTACGAAGAAGGGCGCGGCCAGTGGATTGATAACCTTGCCGACAAGCCAGTGTATGTGACCTCCCATGAGCAGCACAAGCGGCTCATGCGGGAACATAAAGTGGAATGGGCCACCAAGGGCCGCGGCATGCCAGGACAATGGAGCTAACATGAAAACGACCGAGACGCTTAGCTGTGTGAGTTGCCCAGGAACCAGATTCTTTACCTTGCTGAACCTGAAAGCGCACCCCAACGGCGGAACCAGCCCGGTAGCGAACGGCTATCGCTGCGCTGATTGCGGGGCCGACGTGGACCTTGGCAAGCTCATGCAAAAGGCTGAGACTGAGCGAAAACGCAAGGAATATGAGACGTTGCGCGACGAACTGGAGCCTGTACCCGTTGCAAGCACAAAAACTTCCAAGTGAAGCACAAAACGCTTGCATAACGCAAGTGGAAAGTGTATTATCTCGTCCAGATTTTCGCTGCCCCTGCTGTAGGGCCTTGTTATTCAAGGGCAGATTGATCGGTGAAATAAAATGCCGCAAGTGCGGCAAGTTGATTGACACCGCATGATTAAAAAAGCGAATCCGGCGTTGCTGGCCAAGTTGGCCGCAATTACTAAACGCATTAAGGCTGTCAATCGCGAGACAGCCAAACGAAAAGCGGCTCTGCATCGCGAGTTTTGCAAAGTATTGAGATCATCCGTTTAAGTAGCCCACCTAGAGGCACATTCCCCACATTGAGCCCTTGAGGCCATTCGCAAGGATGGCCCATGGACGAACTAGAAACGGGAACGGCGACTGAAGCCGCCCCGCAAGGTCTGGACTCCCCAGAACCTACGGGCGAAGCCACAGCCAGCGCGACCCCAGCCGCTGAGACTCCGGCTGCTCCGCATGAAGAGAGTTTCATTGACCCCTCCCAGCTTCCCGACGAGCTCAAGGCTCACTGGAAACGGATGCATGGGGCCTATACGAAAACCCGCGAAGAATTGAAGCGCGGGCGTGAGGCCTACTCCGAAGTCCAGAAGTTCTATTCCGACCCCGACTATCAAGACAGAATTCTTCGGCAGGTGGCTACGCAGCGTGGTTATCAGATAGTCGATCCGCGGCAGCAGGCGCAGGCCTCTTCCTCGGCTCCTACTAGCTCGCAACCCGCTGGGCAAGCACCGCAAGAGTTCGTCCAAAAAATCGAGGCGCGGCTAGCTCCAGAGCTGAAATGGATGGCTAAAAGCCTGGCCGATGCGCAATGGGAAGGGATTCAACCACTCATCCAGGAGCGTCACCAGGAAACGCAATCCAAGCATGCCCAGGACTACGAGGCGGCAGCGTCAGAACTCGGGAATAAGTTCCCTGGCTGGGAAGCAGAAGAAGACAACATGAGCGAATTGCTGGGCTTTTTGCAGGGTAAGTCTATGCGTCATCCCAAATTCGGGAACCGCCTGGAAGTGCTCTACAAGGCTTCGCAGCTGCTAGCTGGCCATCAAGGCCATGTCGTGCAGGAGTATGGCAAGCGCACGGCAGAGGCGGCACGAAGCCGCACAGTAAGCAGCAATGCGGCCAGGCCCAGCTTAGAAAACTACTCAGAACAAATACGCAAAGCCCCCAAGTCTAGCGATGCCTGGGAAATTGCCCAGAAAGTGGCAATAGAAGAGGCACGCAAGATGGGAGTGAACCTGTGAAAGGGTAATTATGGCACAACCGTCCAGTCTCAATGACGAATACGGGTTACTGCTTAGCTCGACCCTTCGAGCCTATCAGTCCCGTATTCGTGACAACATCGGCAAGGGCAACAAGTTTCTCGGCTGGCTCGACAGCAAAGGCATGTGGAAAAAGCAGGACGGCGGCGAGCGCGTGTCCGTGCCCCTCATGTACGAGCACAATACTACGGCGGATATCTACTCTGGCTACGGCCAGTTGGATGTGCAGCCGCAGGACGGCCATACGACCGCGTTTTATGAGTGGTCGCAAGCGTCCGTGTCCATTTCAATTTCCCGCAAAGAGGAACGGCAGAACAGCGGCAAGAGCAAGATTTTCAGCATGCTTGAGTCCAAGACCAAGCAAGCGGAAAACTCGCTAAAGGAATTGCTGAATAACTGCATCGTGGCAGGCCGGATCACGGCGTCTGCCGATCTCGGACAGTTCACCGCCCGTCGTGGCAGCTTGGACAGCGGGGCGCAAGGCCCCTTGCCCCTGGCCGCTTTGGTGGACGCAAACCCGACCCGCTCCGCAGCGATCGGGAACATCAACCCGAACACCTACAGCTGGTGGGCGAATCAAATCAAGTCCAGCTCAGCGTCCAGCTTTGCCGGCCTCAAGTCGGAGCTGAACCACATCTACAACGACTGTTCCAAGGGTGTGGGCGGCGTGCCTGACCTCATGCTGAGCGATCAGATTGGCTGGGAAACCTACTGGCTCTCCCTCCAATCGCAAGAGCGCTATGTCATCACTGACAGCCGCACGGTCGATATCCTGGGCGGCAGCGATGCGTTGAAGTTCCGCAAAGCGGCGTGGATCTGGGATGAAGTCGTGCCGGACGTGAAGACGAACGCCAACCCGATCGACGGGATCGGCTCAGCGTCCAAGTCCACAGTCTGGATGCTGAACACGGACTTTATCGAATTCTACAGCGATGCCCAGACCGATTTTATCACGACCCCCTTTGTGCGTCCTGAGAACCAGGATGCGCGAGTGGCGCAAATCCTCTGGATGGGCGCATTGGGCGTGAGCAATCGGCGGAAGCATGGTGTGGCCTTCAATATCGCCCAGAACATCGCATCCTAATCACTGACCAAGGAGATTGACCCATGGCAATGTTTCAACGAGTCAACAGAAGTGACCCTGAGCGGGCCTTCATTGCAGTTTTGTCTAACGAAACCCTCGCGGCAGACGATGCCTGCATCTGGGAAACCGCTTCCGCCTCTATCGATGGCGTGAAAGTGCGTCAGCCGGATACTGGCTTGCTGCATGCGTTCGTTGGCGTGGCGGACGGGGCCATTACTTCTGGCCAATATGGATTGGTCCAGGTCTATGGCTATCGCTCAACCAGCCGCGTGTTTCAGACCAATACCTCGCAGGATACCGGCGCCGTGTTAGTGCCGACCGCGGGCGCGGCCTATATGGCCACGGTTGCAAGCTCTACCACGTCCTCGGCGGATGTGGTCTTGCGGCCTGTGTTTGCAGTGCTGGCTGAGACCATTGCGTCCAGCTCAGCGTCTGCAACAATAAGTGCAAAGTTATTCCTCAGAGCAATGTAGTGAACCGGGGGGAGGGCTTCGCGGCTCTCCCCCTCCACTTTCCGAGGAGGTCCATGGAATACGCGCCGATCTTCCAACCTGAGAATGTCTTTGAACGTCTGGCCCATCGCTGGTTTACCTACTGGCATGGAGAAGGCGCGCCCCATCAGTACCGCTATCATCGGTGCAAGGGCTGTCACAAGCTCTTGACCTGGAATGTGATCCGCAAAGGCGGATGTGACTGCAATATTGATAAGCACATTATCCCGGCCAAGTTGACGATGTGTGAGAAGTTCAGAATCTTGGTGATGCCTTGGACCCTGTAAGAATCGCGTTTACGTCCACGAACTATGGGCCGCTCTGGAAGCCTGTTGTAGAGGGGTGGATTGCCTGCGTGGGGTATACCGCGCGGCATTTTGCGATTGAGACTCCAGGGACCAGGGAAATTGCGGGCAATGCGATCACCGACCGGATGTACACGCACAGCGCAGAAAACGCCATTGTCGAAAACTTCCTGAACGCCTACCCGAGGCTCACGCATCTGTTCATGACCGAATGCGACATGATCCTCCCGCACGATGCGATTGTGAAGCTGCTAGAAGTGGATCAGCCAGTGGTAAGCGGCGTTTATTTCCTCCGCAAGGGCCGTGGGCAACCCTGCCTGTATGTGAAAACCCACACGACGAAAGATAACCCCTACGTCCATTCGCCAGTCAGTCTGTTTCCTACAGACCGGCCCTTTGCCCTGGACCCGAACGGGCACGGTGGATGCCCTGGGCTTGGCTGCGTGCTCATCAAGCGCGAGGTCTTGGAAGCGGTTCCCAAGCCATGGTTTGACCTTAAAGAAAACTACTACGGGTCTGACATGTATTTCTGGACAAAGGTGCGTGACGCTGGGTTTAACGTCTGGATCAATCCCGCCGTGCAATGCGGACAGATCGACTACGAAGTGACCAGCATGAAGGATTATGAGCGACGGATAGGGGAGGATAAAGACTTTGCCGCAAGCGGATACATTGTCGGAACCAATGGTTGGTCCGGTGCCCATCGGAGGATTCAACCTGAACTTGGGCGCGGGGAAAAGTAGCAAGCAGCCGGGCCTGCTGAACTGCGATCTCTACCCAGGGCCGAACATTGACGTGGTCTTTGATCTGACCAAGCCCTGGCCATTTCCCGAACATTCGGTGGCTACCATCTACCTGTGTCATGTGCTGGAGCACTTGACGGACCCGAAAGCCTTTTTCCGTGAAGCGCATCGGTGCTTACGCCCGAACGGCACCATTTTGATACGGGTTCCCTATGGGGCGCATCGTGCCGCCTGGTGGGACCTTGAGCACGTCCGGCCCTGGTTTGCGGAAAACTTCGCCATGCTACAGCCCGGCTATGCCGTGGCCGTTGGCAACCCACAGCATGATTCGTGGAAGTATCCCTTCGGTATCTCGATTGTGCAGCTGCGCATTTCGTACCGTCTCGCCCGCTGGCTGAGGCGCTGGTGGTGGAAGTGGCTCTTCGCCAAGTTCCCGCACTTGTTTGACCCAGAAATTGAAGAGCTGTGGGCGCACCTGTATGCACTCAAGACCGATGACGCGATTCAATATTATCGCAAGGATCATGACCCTATCGTAGTCGGCACCACGTATTCCGCCTATCAGCATCACCTGACCGACAAGGCCCCAGAGGCTGGCGTGTGTGTACTGACAGACCTGATCGGCGGCATCACCATGAACGGTTATATCGGGCGCGTGTTTGGACTGGAAAAGGCCTAGTGGATAACACGGTCATGCAATGGCTCATGGACTTTAACGAGGCGAAGGGCCCGTTCAAGCGCGTGCTGGAGCTTGGCTCCCTGAACGTGAACGGGACAGCCAGGACAGCCTTCTGGAATGCGGCAGAGTACGTAGGGATTGATAGCAGGCCAGGGCCGTGCGTGGATCATGTGATTGAAGCATCATGGATAGCCGAGCACTTCCACGGGCATGACAAGTTTGATTGCGTAGTGGCCACATCGTTTTTCGAGCATGACCGCAATTTTGTACAAACCTTACAAAACCTACGTTTTGTGCTCAATCGGGGCGGCTACTTCGTCCTGACAGTCCCAACCCCTGACTTTCCCTACCATGCCGAGCCTAAAGACTACTGGCGCTTTCAGGAGGATGCGCTGCGTGACGTGTTCTTCGACGGTTTCTCAGAGGTAACAATTTTTAATCCACTCTGGACACCGCCGACTGGTCAAGAGCACCTACGCTGCCAGCACATGGGCGGATGGGGGAAGCTCTAAGTGGCCACGACCTACACCAACCAACCGGCAGGGGCAACCATCTTCTACGACTGTTCGCTGGCCGGCACGATTTGCGGCATGCGCAATGTGTATAACACGCAAGACTACGCCACCATGCTCAGGTCAGATGGCACGACCGGGCAAGTGTTTGATTCCTACCTAGGCGAGTACATCCGATACGGTAACGGGCAATGGGAATTGTACCCGCCCCGCCCGAGAGAGATTTACCTCGGCGTGCAGTGGAATACGAACGCAGACTTTCAAGGCATTGCCAACAATGGCAATAAGATGTTTTTTATCAAGGCCCCAAGCTCTGGCGATAATAGCTTTCTGATTTGGCAGGGCCTGCCCTATACCGCTCGCACATTAAAATGGGACTTCCAGGCGATCTACAGTAACGCACATATCAACGGCTGGCAAGGGGACGCAAGCGGGCTCTCTGGCTGGTTAGAGCCGAACGTGAATGGAAGCGCGGCCACGGTAGCAGCCGGCGCGGGCTGGCGCTTTATCGAGATTTACCTGAAGGCGAGCACGACCGGCACGTCTCGGGATGGGGTCGTGCGCTGGTGGGTTCAGCGAACCCTCTGCGGGAACTATACCAACGTCAACATCTCCCCTGGCGGATTTGAGGAGTTTGTACTGACCCATACATGGGACAATGGCACGATCTTTGAGCCGCCTTCCCGTGACTGGTCCAAGGCCTGGCACCATTATTTTGCTGACTTGCGTATCACGACGGGCGGGACTGTGGGAGGAGGAGAGCCACCCCCACAGGTTGTTCTGGAGTCACTCACCCCGGCCAATACCAGCACGACCGTAGGCGGAACCAGGCAATTTACCATCAGCATGAGCGGGGCCATGCCATCGGCCACCTCGCTCTTTACCACCTCCAGCAATCCAGCTGTGGCCACAGTGCCGGCCTCGGTCACGATCTCGCAAGGCTCCTCTACGTCCGTGTTCAGCGCCACAGGGGTAGCGGTAGGATCGACCACGATCAGCACGAGTTATAACGGCGTGAACAAGGCCGGGACCTTACAGGTTGCGGCAGCGCCCACGACCGGAACGGACACGACCTACACGTACTCCACCGACTTTTCAGGGACGCAAGGGCCGTACTGGTACTACATGGAAGAGGACGGCACGGAGATGACCTATGATAGCGGCGGCTCCGTTTGGCTAGGCGCAGATGCGGCTGAAGTTCAAACGATCTGGGGGAACGGGTTTCACCCTGGGCGCTTTGAAGGCTCCATGGTCCGCTTCGTGGTGCCCACCTCTAGCAGCGCTCGCATCACCGGGGCCTACTACGATGCTGACGCGACTGGCGGAACTGGCGTTGTTGCCAGGGTCAACCATAACGGTGTAACGCTGTTTACCCGCACGATTGCCAACGGCGAGACCACAGGCGGGGCCTACGATGTCACGGAAACGGTAGCCGCTGGCGATTTCATCGACTTTCTGGTGACGAACCAGACCAGTGATTACACGTACAATTCCACGAACCTGAACCCCGTCATTGTTCTGACCGAGACCACCTCCAATCCTGGCGGCGGGACGCCTCCCGACCCGCCTGCCACAGTGGTGGACCTGTTCACGGCCAGCACGACCATCATTAAGGACGTGCCCTTTACCTTGACCGTGCGGCTGTCCAAGATTGTGACGGTCGATACCGCGGTCGAAATCAGGGTAGGGAGCACCAGCCTGATTACTGCCGCTACCTCTGTCACGGTCGCATCGGGAACCAACGAAAAGTCCTTTACCGTGACGCCCATTCAGGTGGGCAACGTGGCTATTGACGCGATTCTGACCACCACGGCCAGGTACAACGCCTCCATTCAGCCGAACCCGAACGATAACCCGCCAGTGGAGGAGCCAGAGATACCGCCGATCACGCCAGAAAACCCCTTGATTGTGAAGAGCCTGGCCGTGTCGCCAGATGGGGCCGTGGTCCTCCTGAACAGGCCGGCCAGCTCCCTAGCCTTCCGGTACGATGCGCAGCCTGAGTGGCGGGTGCTCTCTACCTTCATTCCAGGCGGCGAGACGTTCACGCATGCCTTTACCTGGCCATCAGGGACCACGCTCATTAGCTACCGGGCGCAGGACGGCGCGGGCACCTGGGGGCCGCATGCTAGCGCAGCCTTTGTGCCTCCACAGCCTCCTCCCATTCCGCCCCCTGTCACGCTGGCGGTGACTGACAAGGACGGCATCCGCTGGCAACTGACCGGCAAGATATCGCCCATGATCCTGAAGCGGAACGGCTCGACCATGAATAATACGTATGGCACGACCTTGCGCAGGACCGGGGACGGCTACATGGAAATGCTGCAAACGAACGGGGCATGGATTCGCAGGAACGGCAGCGCCTGGGAGTTTGTCGCATGATCTTCGTTCATCACGCGGGCAAAATGGGGGACCTCCTCTATGCACTGCCAGTACTGCGGGCGTTGGCAAGGGTCCACCAAACGAAAATCCACCTCACCACCTCAGGATTGTGCTGGCAGCTTGTGCCCCTCTTGTGGGAACAGCCTTATATCGGGGACGTGGCCCTGGATGACACCAGAGCCTATGAGCTTCCCTTTGGCGTCGGCATTACCAACCACTGGGACCACTACAAACCAGGCGAAGGTATCAACCTTAGCCTCCAGCCCAAGCACTATGCCAACGACTGCCCCATCAACTGGACCCAGGCATATGCTTGGATCGCTGGGGTTACGCTACAGCCGGAAGACTACATAGGGCTGCCGTCCCTGGTGAATCATCGGCGCTGGTTCCAGACCGTGGACTGCCGACTGGATGGCAAGAAGCAGGACGTGACCAAGACCATCATTGTGGCTCCTGAAGTCGAAACGCTGGAGCCTGCCCCGCCCGAGACCTGGACGAAGATCATAGACGCGCTCTTGGATCACTACAACGTGGTCCTGGTGGGGCAGAAGGATGCCCCAAACTACCGGCACAAGCTCATGGCCTGGGCCGGCAGCCACAATTCCCCGCGGCTTCGTGACTTGCGGGGATGCACGACGGTACCGACCTTGGCCAGGCTCATTGCTGAATCCGCTGCCTTTATCGGCGCGCATTCCATGCCCTGGCACTTGGCACGACTGTCCGGCGTCCCTGCCTTCTGCTTCCAGAAATGGCGCGAGGGCTTACGGCGCTGTATCCCGGTTGATACCGACCCGAATCTCTGCCCATGGCCGGAAGAAATCGAAGACTGGCACGCGGCAGTCGAATGGATTGAATCGAAAACAGGAGGACCAGCCCATGCCGTATCGCAATGATGAATTCTTACGCAAAGCCCGCGTGACACTCTACTACGACAAGGACGCGCAAAAGCTCTTGGCTTATTGCAAAATCGAGCCGTTTGATTCCACGTCAGAATATGATGCGAATAGCGAATATTACGTGCCCTTTCGCCTCAGTGCAGGGATTTTCGATAAGGGCGAAATGCCCTTTCGCGTGGTGATTGAAAATAAAAAGGACGGTGCCTTTCCCTCGAATGCGCACAAGGGCCAGGCCGTGGGTACGATTGAGATTCACCAATACGGGGACCTGTGAACCGAGGCCAAATCATTGACCGCGTGCTGACATCCCTGAACGAGTCCACGATTGCGCCTGTGTTTTGGACCAGGGCTGAACTGGCCGATATTCTGCAGGATGGCATGGAAGTCATGGCCGAGGAGGTCATGGCGCTGAAGCGATCAGCCTTTGTCGGCCTGGGCCCTGGCAAGCTCTATTACAGGACCAGGGGCATTGCCAAGGACTTCCGCGTACCCTATCGCCTCTGGCTGTCCAGCAATAACCGGAAGCTCATTCCTGTGACGGTTGAGCAGCTTGACGGCTTTCATCAGCAATGGAGCACAGTCACTGGCGATCCTGAGTACTGGGCCCCCATGGGGTATGACTGGTTCACGATCTTTCCCCATCCTTCTACGGGCGGGGGCGTGCTTCGGATTGATTACTTAGCCTGGCCGCGGGTGTTAGGCGGCGACGACGACAAGCCGGAATTCTCAGAATCAGACCACGACACCCTCATGACCTATGGCATTTATGATGGCCTGCTCAAGCGCTGGGCCGCGCCCGAGGCCATGGCCATCTTTGCGCAGTTCCTTGAAAAGCTGGGCATGGCCGTGCCTAAGAGCGGCGTCAATCAGCTCAATGGCCGGACCTGGCAGAAGGAAAGCGCTGCCGCGAGTGGGTTCAGGAATGGGATCGGGTGGAGGGATGGACGGTAATGCGAGCCATCCAACAATTGGCGGGTTATGAGGAACCAGGGGCTTCCTGATCATGTCGGCCCTTCGCTCGCGCATAGGAGTATATGTCAACCGTTGCTGAAAGTCTAGTCAAGGTCCGTGACAAGCTGCATGATGCCGTCGGTATTCTCTGGACCGATGCTGAGCTGCTCGATTGGTTCAATGATGGCTACGTGGAATTCCTTGAGAAGACCCGTTGTGTCACTGAACTGTACCAGATGGACCTTCCGCCACGGTACGCTTACACGTACTGTCACGAATGGGAAGACGCATTCTGTAGTGACGGCCCAGGCCGCATGATGATGCTGCCGGCGCTCAACGGGGTCTATCGCTGTACCTCAGCCTGGGAAGTGGAATTTTTGGAAGGTGTGACCACGACCATCAGCGAAAGCGGCATTACCCAAATGTGGGAACGGTCGTTCATGTCCACCGACCGGCATTATCAAGTCACGCTGCCGCAAAATCACGAAATCATCCAGCGCGTAGCCTTTGACAATAAGGTGCTCTACCCATCGACCGTGCGTGAACTTGACGAGTTACGGTCCAAGTGGTACATGCAAGGAACACAGCCACATTGGTGGACCAATGGCACAGGGCGCGTCAACACGGTCGAAGTCTACGAAATCCAAACGGAGTACCAGCAAAGCTACGCCCCGCTGGACTACGAAGACTCGGGATTTGCTCGCTCTTTCTCGGGCAGTCGAAGCTATACTGTGGAAGCATCCACAGATACTTCGTATGCTTACGCAAGCTCGGGGGACGGACAAGCCCTTGACCTTGCCCATTCATCCCTACTTAATGGTCTGGGATGGCTTTTCACTCGCGCTGCAAGCGATTCCGACCAAACCTTCTGCACCCACATCTGGGAAGAAGAGCTAGTCGAAGGCTCCACCACGTTCTCGACCTCTCCCGGCTATGCCTGCACCTATAGCTGGGAATACCTCATGCTAGGGCTCACGCCTCCATCCTTTGGCGTGGGCACCATCCGCAGTATCGAGTCAGAAGACCGCCAATATTGGGCACAGAACGCGAGCAACAGCGCAGCCTTTTACGGCGGTATTCGCCAATTTCAAAGCTCAGACGATGCGCTGGAAATCTGGCATACGGTGGTCCCGCGTGTGGACCTGACCGCCTACGATACCCCTGACCTTTTGCCATCCCAGGCCCATAAGTATCTGCGGTATTTTGTCCTGCACAAGGCCTTTGGCCGGCAAGGTCCAGCCATGAACTTGCAACTCTCCGGCCTGTACAAGGCCCAGTTTGACCGCGGCGTGACAGCCTGGAAGCGGCTGACGAACCTGGCCAAGGAAGATCAGATTATAGGGCGGGAAATGGCCGAGGATAGCCGCGGGGCGAGACTGCCGCTGGTGCGTTTACCAGCGAATTTTGAGGCCTACTAGATGATACCTAGCACGCTCAAAGGCCATGACACAGGCGGCTTCCTGGGTGTGAACCTGCGCCAGGACCGGCTCAGGCTCGCAGATGGAGACGTGGCCAGGGCCATTAATGCCGATCTGCACACACAGCCTGGCACGATCATGCTGAGGCTAGGCCGCGCGCGGCAGTTTGACACGGCCTTTGCCGATCTCACGATTAGACAGCTGGTTCGTTACTACGGGGGCGCTCGGTATAGGGCTGCCGGGAATTCCCTGTACCGTAATGAGACGGCCATCTACAGCGGCCTGTCTGGTGAGCTTGTGACGACCATGGTGCCATTCAGGCCATTGAACGATACGACCACCTATATGTTCATTGCCGATCAGTCGCGCATGCAAAAGGACAGTGGCACGGCCTTGTCAGATTGGGGCGTAGCTGCTCCCTCGACTAAGCCCACTGTCGCGACCGGGGCCTCGACCGGCCTGACCGGGGCATACAGCTTTCGCTATACCTACATCCGCAAGGTGGGCGGCGTGACGGTCTACGAGTCCAATCCATCCCCTGTGAGTGATACGGTCAACCCTGTTACTCAAGACATTGCGATTAGCGGCCTGATCGATTCCACGGACAGCACGATCACGCACAAGCGTATTTACCGAACAACAGGCGATGCGACCACGTACTTGTTTGACCAGGACATTGCGACTGGCACCACGACCGGCACCAGTAGCCAGGGGGATACCGCGCTTGGCGGCGAAGTCGAGACCGATAACGACCAGCCCCCAGAGGCGTCGTGGTGCTTCAGCTACCTAGAGCATATGTTTCTCTTGCGAGATGAAGATAACCCGCATTTCCTCTGGTGGAGCAAGCGCTATCAGCCAGAATCCGTTCCGGCTGAGAACTTTATCGAAATCGGCCATCCGCAGGACCCACTGCAATGCGGCGTGTCCTATGGTGGTCTGGCTGGCGTCTTCAGCCGCCTGACTAAATACCGGATCTTGGGCAATACCACTAGCGGCTTTGTCCATCAGGAGGCCATGTCCAAACGTGGCACGCCCGCCTTTAAGGCTGTCGTGGCCAGTGAGCATGGCATTATCTTCCCGGCCCTAGACGGTATCTTTGTCACGCAGCTGGTAAGCCCTGACACGGAAGTCACCAACGAAATTGAGCCGCTCTTTTTTGGCGAGACCGTCAACGGCTTTTACCCCATCAACTGGGGCGCGGCCTCGCAATTCACTGCGGCTGTGTTTAAGGGCCGCTACTACCTGAGCTATGCCGACACACGCAGCCAGACCCCGAACATGCTCATGGTCTATAGCTTTGACACCAAGCGCTGGTACTTCTACGACCATCCCTTGAGCAGCTTTTTCGTAGAAGAGGACCGCAACGTACTCACGGCGGGCACCCAGACCGGCTTTGTCATCCACATGGAAACGGGCAGCGATGACGAGGGCGAAGATATCGCCATGGAAGTGGAGACCCGCGACTATGCCGGCGAAGAGGGTAGCAACATTTTGAAGTTGTATCAGTTCATGCGCGTGGACGCGGACACCCTGGGCGAGTCCGTGAATGTGGACCTGTATCTGGACGATACCAGGCGGGCTACGCTTTACATTTCGCACAATGGACGGTCCAGCAAGCTCTACAGCCTGCCGCCTAGCCTACTTGGCTACAAGTGGCGGGCCAAGGCCCGGTACACCGGCACAGCCAGAGTCAGAATCTACAGCGCAGGGACCATGTATGTCCCGCTGAGTGCAGCATGAGCAACCGGCAATCTGAAGGCCCAATCCAGGTCTTTACCAATGACGTGCGCGAGATCAATGACGCGCTGGTCCAAATCACGAACCGGCTGGACCATCTCAAGGGCCTGCGCGGGCGAACGGAGCTATGGGACCGGGTACGGGCCAGCGACCCGACAGCAGATCAGGACGTTATCACGCGAGGGAGCGTCCAAACCATTGCCCAGGTCGTGTTTTGGGCCTCTCCTGTTGAGGCCTTCTTTCACCATGTAGGCACGAGTTACGTAGAATATGGCACGTCATTGCGGAGACGGTACAACTTTACAGGCGGGCAGGCACGATCAGCACGGCTATGCATATACGGTTGGGGCACCGAAAGTGGCACGAAGAGCCTGCGTGTCACGACAGGCGGAACAACGCTCTGCACCTTGAGCTGGAGCGGAGCCACGGAAGATTTTCGGACGAGTGAGATTGTGCCGATCGATATTGATACAGATGACCCGCTTATTTTACTTATGGCCCTCAGTTCTCCAACCGAATCTTTAGCGCTCCGATGGGTGATGCTTGAGCTTGGCGGCTAACATACAAATCTGGCCCTATCTGCGCGGTGAATACCCGCGTGACACCCTGTACAAGGTCTGGCGCATGGTCGAAGACGCCAAGGCCTCTGCGCATCTCTTCTGGGGCTCACAGGAGCCTGACACGATCAAGGGCGACCTCAGCGCCGTGGTCAAGTTTTTCGATGACCCAAACCGGGCACTGATCCTGCTGGCGACGGAAGACAATAGCGACCTGATTGGGTTCTTGTGGTTCGATGATTTTATCCCCGGCCTGCGCTGTTTCGGATCCGTGTTTATCAAGCCGCAATACCGCGGCAAGGTCGGAAACGCGGGCATTGTCAAGGCCTGCCAGTACGTATTCGATGTCCTGAACGTGAAAACTATCTGGGGCATTACACCCTGGAGGGAGGCACGATCGGCGGTGATGGCCTGCGGGTTTCAGACAGTGACGGTCCTGAAAGAGTTTGTGAAGGTGGGGGGCGAGGTGCTTGACGCCCATGTAGTCAAGAAAGAGAGGCCAAGCGATGGGCAGCATCTTTAGGAAGGGCAGTGAGCAGAGCGGGCAGAGCGGGGCATTGTCTGGAGAACAGGCATGGATGGCCAAGGATCTTTTTAACGGTACGGCTGGGCTCCGTGCAGCCGGCATTGACCGGATGCGCAACTTCCAGGAAACCGGCAATCTGCCGCAGCAGCTGCGGAGCACGGTTGGCCTGGGCATTCCCATCGCTCAGCAAGAAGCCGAACTGGCCAACGCGAAGCGCGGTATTCTGGACACCATGCCAAGGGGCGGCCTGCAGCAACGGGCGCTCATGGAATTGCCACTGCAACGGCTCTTGCAGCGTGACATGTTCTCTGCCAATCGAGCACAGATTGACGATGCGACAAAGCAGAACTTGTTTAGCACGGCGCTCAATACCGGATTTGGTCAGGGGAGCGCGGCTATGGGCCAGCTTGGCTCAGCTGCCGGCAACCTGAACAGCCTGGGCCAGCAACGGATTCAGCAAAATCAGACAGGCCTCCAGGGGGCTGGCCAGACGATTGGGAAGGGCCTTATGGCGGCCAGTAAAATGTGTTGGATTGCTGAACGCCTCTATGGTGTGGATGACGCCCGCACGCATATCTTGCGTGCCTGGTTCCTGTCTCGGCCTGATTGGTGGGTGACGCAGATGTATCAGCGGCATGGGCAGTGGATCAGTCGGCAGTGGTGGTGTGGCGCGTTACGCCCGCTGTTCACGTACTGGCTAGGGAGGGCTACCACATGGGCGCATTCGGCAACGGTCTAGTTGGCGGCATGAACCAGATGGGCGGACTGCAGCTCCAGCAGCAGCTGGCGAAGCAGATGCAAGGCCAGAACCAGGAAGCGCTCGGGAAGCAAATCGTGGCCGGGTCTCAGCAGGCCCCAGGCTTTGAGATGCCACAGAACATGATGCCACAGCTTCAGATGCAGGACCTTCGCTCCAGAATTCTTTCCAGCATGTTACAGGGAGGGCGCTTCTAATGGGTGCCTTTGGCTCAGGATTAGTGCAGGGCTCGGTGCAGGGCCAGCAGATGGCCTTTGACCTGGAGCAGCGCAAGCAACAGGCTGAATTGTTCAAGCTCAAGTCGAAACAGCTCAAGCTCGAAACGGACATGACCGAAAGGCAGCTGGCCGCACAGGCTGCGCTCCCGCAAGCCCTGTTCAAAGGGCCGGACATGCAGCAAGTGGAAAGCCAAGGCCCAGGCGCACCTGTGCGCTTGCCGCAAGAGCTGAGCGACAACCCGCAGGGTACACGGACTGATCCACGGTGGGATCTTGAAGTAACCGAGCGCGGCCCTGGGGCCTTCGAGGAAGGCCCACGGCCAGCGCCAGGAATGCAGCCGATCCCTGGTACAGAAGGGGTCTGGGCCAATCTCTCGCCACAGTACAAGGACATTGCCGGAAAGGTTCTAGCTAGTCAGGGCTATGACGTGAACAAGACTATGGATGTGCTGGGCAGACTGACGCCTGGCATCTTCCCGAAACAGCCGATGATGCAGAAGTTAGGCAAGGACGAGTCCCTGGTACAGATTGATCCAAACACAAATAAAAGCACGCTGATAGCGCAGGGACTAGGCGGCGACGATGGAGCTGTAGCAGTTGGGCCTGGGCATCAACTGAAGAACAAGAAGACCGGCGCAAATATAGGCGAACCAGTACCGGCACTAGACAAGCCAGGCAATCCCAAAGATGACATTATCGAAATGGGAGGGATCGGCTACCAAGTGTCTATGGGCGAAGGTGGCAAGAAAGTTCTCACACCATTAGCTGGACAGCAAGAGAAGGAAGCCAAGAGCCCAGCCAATCCTGTTGACCAGTACATCTTTGCGCAGTCTGGTGGCAAGTACCACAACATGGCAGAGGCGGCGGCTGGTGGGGAAACCGCATTGATTCAGCAAGCCGAAAAGGTGGTGCGCGAGCAGCGCCCCATGGATCGGGCCATTGCTGTGGGGCAGGCCATGACCCCAGAGCTGGCAAAGCGCGAACAGCAGGCGCAGGACATTAAGCAGGCCCAGCCACTAGCACAAAAGGAACGGACCGGACTCCTTGACCGTAAGTCCTTGCTGGCCGGCAAGTATGTACGTCCAGCTCCAGGCACATCCATAGGAGAGGCCAACCGCGGCGACTACATCGAAGTAAGTGACAAGCAAATGGAGCAACTACGGACGCTAGACAAGGCCTCGGCAGACATGGATTCCATGTTCGATCTGGTTGCTCCGCTCATTAAGGCTAATGGCTGGTGGGACAGTGTCAAGCAGGCCGGGAAGCTGCATGGCGGGGCCGCAACTGGGCTCATTCCAGATGCTGCCACTTACCAAAAGAACAAGGCCGCAGCCTCTACGACATTAGCAAAGGGATTCGGCGGCGAAACTGGCGTGATGACCGACACAGACATTACACGCTGGACCAATACCATGATCGAGTTTGGCGATACAGTTGCCGTGATGAAGTCAAAGCGTAAACTCTCCATGGAGATCAGGGACCATGCCGTACAAGCCCAGCGCAGGGCCTTGGCCGGGGATGACCTGGACTCAGTACGGACTGATTTACAGCAAAAGATTCAGCCATTATTCCAGAAAGCTGAAAGGCTTCTGGCCACGCAACAGGCCCCGCCAGTTCCTGAGAAATTCAAGCATCTACCCAAGGAAGATCAAGACCGCTGGCAACAGGCCTACATGGAGCGCATGCAGGAAATGGGGGCCGGACAATGAAGCAGGAAGAGATTCTAGCAGAGGCACGCAGGCAGGCCACAGAAGACTTTCTGAAGCGTACACCAGATGGCCAGCGCATGACCAATCTAGCCGCGGGCACGCCATGGAAGCCCACGGCCTTTGACATGGAAGCGCAGCAGCACCAGACCACGCTCGCGCCCGGCGCAGAGGAACCGGAAGACGGCGGGATGATGCAATCCCTTGGGCAAATGGCCAAGCAAGGCGCACTGCCAGCCATAGGCGCAACGATAGGTGCGCTCTCGCCTGTCCCTGGCGGGGCTGCGATGGGGGGCGGGCTTGGCGAAATGGTCAACCAGGCTGTCGGCATTACTGAGCCAAGCGGAATGGCCATTCTCATGAACGGCATTGCTCCAGCGGGCGGGAATATAGCAGGACGAGCGATGAGGAACCTTCCGCGGGCCATCCCTGGTGCAGGCGCAGCGGTGAATGAATTGGCTGCGCAGCAGGGCGCGCAAATCCCGCAAAAGATTGGGCCAGAACGGACGCTTGAAGGCATTATGAAGCTGGTAAGCCTCAAAAATCCGAAGGCTGACACTGGCGCAGTGCAACAGGCTTTAATGGGGCAGATGGACCAGCTGCTAAAGAATCCAGAAAAGAAAGTCTCCCAGGTCTTGTATGAGGTAGCAGACGACTTGGCGAAGCAGGCGGGCGGGCCGATCCGCGTAGACTCCATGACGATCAGGGAGGCCACTGCCAAGCTCCTCAACAAAGAGGCGAAGATGGGCAGCGCGACGGCCTCACCTGAAATCAAGGCCCTAGCGGAAGAGTTTAACGACCTCACCAAGGGCGGAACAGGCGTACCATTCGACGTACTCTATGCGCGATTGCAACGGCTGAACGGCCAAGTCGGCGGGGCCAAGGGTGAAGACCAGGGCGCATACAAGTTACTGATTGGCGCGATCGAGGATGATATAGAGCACGCAGTAAAAAGCTCAGCCGATAACATGCCGGCTGCACAAGCATTCAGGACCGCGCAAGCCGCCTGGCAAAAAGAGAAGGGTCAAAAAACCGTACTCGACATTATTAACAGGGCGACAACTGAGCGCGCCAGCGATGGAATGGTGCAGTTCAATCGTGGGACGGTGCAGAAGGCGCTGAAGGACGAGCGGTTGCAGAAATTGCTAGGGCCAGAGGCCGTGAAGTTCATCAAGGAAGACCTGTCCAATATGGGCATCATTACAAAGCTGCCGCCAGGCCCAGGCGAACACTTCGGATCAGGCCGCAACATTATCGGGGCCAGTGCGGGGGCCTTGTATGGGGCGTATGGTGGAGGGCCAAGCGGGGCAATGCAACTTGGCGCGGCTGTCCCTGTGGCCATGGAATTGATTAGCAAGGCAGCCATGACATCAACAGGGCGCACCATGATTAAAGCCTTTGTCAAGGCAGGACAAGGCAAACTCACCCCAGCAGCCATGTCAATACTGGCAGCCTATGTAGAAGGCGGGACGCACATCTTAGATGGGGCCGCAGAAATGGCGGTGGGCGAGTGACAGAGACCATCAGATACAGCCGCATCGCCCTGCAGGACCTAGACCTAGGCTCAGGCTCAACACAAGTCACCTTAGCGGATGGCCGCGTCGTGGTCATGGATCAAGTGAGCTTGGCCGGGATTGCCCAGGATGCGGGCGTGCTCAGTTTCGATCAAGTCGCTGTCCAGTCCGTCAAGCACGCCTCTCTCGCTGCGGCAATTGCTACGCTTGGCAGTACCGAGGCCACGATTGTGATAGCCAACCTCCAGACGATCGATAGCAATACCACGGTGCCTAGCAACATCACGCTTCAGTTTCTGGACCAGGGCCAAGTCAGTGTCGCTAGCGGCGTGACATTCCTGGTCAATGGCCGGGTGGTGGCGGCCAATCGGCAAATCTTCTCAGGCTCTGGCACGACCACGCTGGATAGTAGCGTGAATCCGCTGGAATATGGCTACTGGAATGGCGGGGGTGGGCTCCCGTACCTGACCGGCTTCAGGGGCGGGCAAAGCACCACGACCACGCCCTTTTCCTTGCAAGACGCAGCCGGCACGACTGGCCGTAGGCTGTCCCTGGAGGCCTCTAGTGCAGGCGGGGCCGAATTCCAAATGAAGCCAGGGTCTAGCGCCACGCCTGCCAGCCAAGTGACGAATGACCTGATTATGCAGCACAAGACCGGGACGGACCTGGAACAGTTCAGGATTCGCACGGCCAGCAACGTCTATACCATCGACAGCACCTATAGCAATGTGGGCACGCCCAGGCCCATTGCCTTTACCATGGGCGCACGTATCGAACCCTCGGCAGTCGCTGGCGTGACAGCCCTGACCTTGTATGCGGACGCATCTGTTGATATACATAGCTCCAGCTACACGGCAAACGGCAAAGTGTGGGGGGCTACGTATGCACGATTCACTGATCCAGGAGACAACGGAACTACTAAAGTCATCCTTGACACTCGCTCAACAACTCCAGCATCAAATACAGCCGATGCTTGCTTCCATGAGTACCGCAGAGGTGGCACGGCTAAGTGGAGTATTGGACTTAATGTTACAGCAACAGCAGTTGACTCTCTGGACATATACTCGTCTGGCGGACGCTTTGTCAGGTTCCTTGACCTCAACTCAGGGCCGGTTATCGAACTCTCAGCTGAATGCTCTGCAGACCCAGACGCCCCAGCCGCCAACCGGGCCAGGCTCTATTTGATCGACAGCGGGGCAGGGAAAACGATTCTCAAGGTACGGTTCTCAAGCGGGGCCGTTCAAACGATTGCGACCCAGCCATGAAAGATATAACCTGCCAGGCATGCTTTCAGGACTGGAGTTTCACGGAAAGCGAATGGGTAGAGCTTTGCGCATTATTCGATGCGACAGAAGATGAAGAGATAGCCGAGCTGGATGGTTGCCCGAAGTGCATTGAAGGGCCTGGATTGCTAGCGGGGCACGCATGACCGAGAAAGATTACTGCATCATTATCGGGGCGAAAGAGGCGCACATTTACGAACTGACGCAGCAAAACCATCACTTAACGAAGGACCTAGAGGCTGCACGAGCCCAACTTAAGGAGTTGGCTCGTGACAGAAACAGTCCGGTATAGTCGCATCTACCTGCCCGACCTCTCCGTAGGCACTGGCACTGGCCAAGTCGTCTTAGCCGATGGCCGTGTGGTGTCCATGGATGAGGTCAACCTAGACCTCCTTGCGCACCAACTCTCTGGCCGTTCCGGCCTGCTGCCGATCAAGGTCCTGGATACCAAGTGGTATGCCATGGCCGGCTATAACACCCTCTCCGATGCTGTCCTGGCGATCGGCTCAGCGACACGCGTGCTACTCATCACCACGACCATTTCCGTAGACGCCTCGACTACCATTCCCTCTAACGTGACAATCTGGCTGGCCGGCGAAGGGTCTTTTTCTGTCAGTGCTGGCATCACCTTGACCTTGCCCAGTCCCGCGGCCATTCATGCGCCTGGCTCCAGGCAAATCTTTAGCGGCTCAGGAACCGTGAGCTTCACGATAGGCGGCACGGCATCTCCTGGCTGGTTTGGCCTGGCGACATCGGCCTCAGCCGCGACCAATGCGGCGGCCATTGAAGATTGTATGAACGCCTTGCCCACGGCCAACTGCGGAAGCCTCATCTTTCCTGGTGACTCCTACAGCTCTGGCAATGTCCAAATAAGCAACCGCAATAACCTCACGCTCAATGGTAACGGGTCAACCATCAACTGGAGCGGAACCGCAGCGGCCAGCAACTTCATCGGCTTTCAGCTCCTGAATACCTGCAGTCAGATTACTGTCCAGAACTTCCACTTAGTGGGGGATGGCACAGCCGCTAGCGGCCATGCCGGGCTTTGGAACGCATCAGGCCAAACGATTTCACAGACGACCGTGCAATCTAACCACATTGAGGACTGCACGGTTGGCATTAGCTATAACGCAGCCTCAAGCGGAACCCATGCGGGCGGCGTCATCTCGCAGAACTACATCACGAACGTGGTAGGGACCTCAAGCGGCCAGGGCTATGGTATCCACCTGTCCAGCGCGACCAATATTCGAGTCTTTGAAAACTGGATCAACCTTGCCCAGCGCCATAGCATTTACCACGCCAGCGGGGATTCCGGCTGTGTCATCCACGACAATATCATCACGAATCATCGCTCGGGCGTCTCTAATGACACCTACACCTGCGCGATCTCTGTCAGTCGCTCATCTAACGTAACCGTCTCCCATAACATCGTCAGGGACCACTACGACGGCGGCATAGAGGTCTCGCATACCACGGTGGATGCGCTGAACTGCAGCAATATCATCGTGAACGGCAATCAGTTCATCGACCGGCAGAACGCGGTTGAGGACATGCTCATCGGGGAGCAGGGGGTTCCGACCAGCTACGAGACCTATAACGTCCACGTCAGCAACAATCTCTTCACCAACGCCTACGCCGACAAAAGCACGTCAGCCAATATCATTGTGATGAATGGCCGGCAGCTGCACATTTCCGGCAATACGTTCAAAACCACTGGCATCACTGGCACGGCGCGGTTTATCACCATCGGCCACAACTCGCACATCAGTAGCGATTCCCACTGCACAGAAACGCACCTGCTGAACAATGTCATTGTGGTGGAAGGGAACACCCTTACGGACGTGCGCTGCCTGGAATACTGCACGGACATCCTCACGAATACCTCGCGCCATGTGTCTAAGGGCTCATCTGTGCCAACCGGGGCCTTGCGCTGGTACGACGGCACGACCAGGACCAACCCCAACATCAGGACCGATAGCAGTACCGGCCACTTCATGGGCCTGTATACCGCTGCCGATACGACCCCGAGCGTGTATCAAGTCACCTGCATGTATATCGCCAATGCCGGGGGCGTGACGATCACGCAGTTTGACGACGGGGAAGAGGGGCAAGTGCTGACCCTGATCTTTGCCGACACCAATACGACCGTTTCAGATGGGGCGAACATTCAGCTGGCCAGCAGCACTAACTTTACCTCAGCCGGGAACGCAACCCTCGTGCTGGTCAAGCGCAGCACCCAATGGTTCCAGATTGGCGGGAGTACCAACTAATGACCTTACGCGAACTCCTCATCAAGCACGAAGGCATCAAGGGCAAGGTGTATGCCGACACAGAAGGCATCCTCACTGTGGGCGTAGGCCGGAACCTGGAAGACGTAGGAGTCTCTTACGATGAGGCCATGCTCATGCTGGATAACGATATCAAGCGCGTGCTCTACGCTTGCTGGCATGAGTTTCCCTGGTTCGCTGACCTGACCGAGGACCGTCAGAACGTGGTTGCGAACATGGTCTTTAACCTGGGCCTGGAAGGTTTCAAGAAGTTCAAGAAGATGATCGCGGCCATCGAAAAGGATGACTATATCGAGGCCGCGTGCCAGATGATCGATAGTAAGTGGGCGGCCCAGGTCAAGGGCCGGGCTGTGGAATTGGCCGTCATGATGAAGGGGGAGGGGTAGGGCCATGTGGGAAAAGGTTGTCAGTATCCTGGGTGGCAACGTGTTCGATGGGGTCAAAGATATTATCCGCACGTTTAAGCTCCCGCCAGAACAACAGCTTGAATTCGACAGCAAAATGGCTGAATTGCAGACCACTGCCGAATTGAAGCTGGCCGAGCTGGAAGCCGGGGACCGCAACAGCGCGAGGCAGCGTGAGGCCACGGTGAAGGATCGGACCCCGGCCATTCTTGCCTACAGCATCACAGCTGGGTTTTTTGGCGTGCTCTTTTTCATGATGAACTACGAGATTCCACTGGCCGAAAAAGAAGTGCTCTTTGTCATGCTAGGCAGCCTGGGCACGGCCTGGACTGGGGTGATTGCCTACTATTTCGGCTCCAGCGCAGGGTCTGCGGCGAAACATTCGATGATTGAGAGATTGACAAAATGACACTCCCAACCATTCCTGACGTTACCAACATGACAGCTGACAAGCTCGTGATGTGGATTGCCGCGGCCCTGCTGGTGTTCGTGCTCTGGGGCGTGAATAGCAAGTTAGAAGCCATGATGGGCGAGCATATCGGCCTACTGAGAGTGGCGATTATCCAGTGCTACAACCACGCAGAAAATAACCCTGACCCGGCCATGCGCATGAACCAGCAACGGCGCTGCCTGACGTTCCAACTCAATACGAGCATCCCCAAGGAATAATGGACCTTATCACGATCATGGCCGCGCTCTTCCTGAACCTGTCCATGGGCTGCGATGCCATGCCGGCTGAAGCGCAGCGCGTGAACGGGCAGGACTACCTGGTCCAGTCCTGGGCCTGCCGTGACAAGCACCATGAGCTGCATGTGTGGCGCACCTGGCAGCGTGAATGTGTGGCGCAGAACGGGGCCACGTTCTGGGGCAGGCCATACTTCCTGGAAGACCCGCTGAACCACATGGCCTTCTACATCAATCGCTTTGGCGAACTCCAGGGCGGCTTCGGGGCATCAATAGAAAATGCCTACGTCAGTCTCTGCGGCTCTTAGTAGTTGACACCCTCGAAATCACTTACTACACAAGACCTAGCACGACTGTTCACCCACTTGTGAGGCCTTCCATTTCGGAGCGCATGGGGAAGCT